TGGGCGCTCGCACATTCCATGTACCGTCGCTTGCAGTTAGTGGCTACAAAAACCACAGCCGTAACGGTGGGTACAATCGCGGAACCGTTGATGTCACTCATGAACCATATACGCTCTCTTTTGACCGTGATGTCGAATTCTTCGTTGACCAAATGGACGTTGACGAATCCAACCAAGCGGCAAGCGCAGCCAATTTGACAAGGGTTTTCTTGAATGAACATGCTGGACCGGAAATCGATGCATATCGTTTTAGCAAACTGGCTACAAAAGCGATCAGCTTCGGGAATGCGACAAGTGAAGATATTACGGTCGATGATGTGATTGTTAATCTCAAACGTGACATCAAAAAAGTGCGGAAGTACGGCACATCCAATCTTGTGGCATATGTATCTTCGGATGTGATGGATCTGATTGAAGCGTATAAAGAAGGCAAAGGGCAGATCAATCTTGACAACCAAGGCACGTCTATCGAAACGCGTGTCACAATGTTGGATGGCATCCGTTTGATTGAAGTTTTTGATGTTGATCGTTTCCATACATCGTTTGACTTCACCGATGGTTTTGTTCCGGCAACCGGATCGTACGCTTTGAACTGGATCATCGTTTACCGCGGTGCCGTTGTGGCTAAAGCAAAATTGAACTCTATTTATCTCTTTGCTCCAGGCGAACACACGGAAGGGGACGGTTATTTGTATCAAAACCGTCTGTATCACGACTTATTCGTACTCAAAAACCAAGCTGACGGTGTCGTAGCTTCTTATGGCACCGTTGCTAAAGCGTAAGGAGTGATTGAGTTGGCTATTTTGCGCAAGGAAAATGCTATTTTGCGTGAGGAAGACCTTTCAAAAATCAAGGAGCTCAAAGCTTTAGGTTATGAAGAAGTAACAGAGGATGATCTCAAGCCTAAAAAGGCAAAGGAAAGCAAAAAAGAGAGCAAATAACGCTCTCTTTTCCCTTTTAAGGGGTGATTATAAAGATGGGATATATTACTCCTGATTACTACAAAAACGAGTATATGGGCCAAGATGCGGGCGATCAGATTGATAAATACATCGAGCGTGCCAGCGATGCTATTGATATAGCCACGAACTATGTACTAAAGGGCGTTCAATTTGAGCAATTGGCCCATTTTTTACAGGACCAAGTGAAAAAAGCTGTTGCAGCACAGGTTGAATATTATGTGGTCATGGGCGGCGATGCCGAGGTAAACGCCGGACAATCGAATGTCGGCAATGTACAGATCGGGAGTTTTAGTTATGGCAGCCGACAGTCTGCCGCACAGAAAGATAGTTTTCTAAGCCCAAACGCTTTGAACTATCTATCAGCGACGGGATTGCTATATAGCGGTATAGGTGTGGTACAGAATGCCGTTTATTAAACCAATTCCAAAGCGCTTGCTTTGCCATTCGATTGAATACCAAGAATATCTCGGCCAAGGCAATTTCGGCGAATCCTGGGGTGACAAAGAAACCATTGATTTTGTCCGTTTTGAACCAAAAATATCACTCCGGACGGACGCTAATGGACAAGAGATCCAAACGACGGGGATTATCTTTTTGGATGCAGTGAATACACCGAATTTCAAGCCGCTAAAAGTTAAATCGAAAGTGACATTTAATGGCTCAGAGATGCGAGTCCATGCCTGCAAACCTTTTTATGCTTTCGATTCGATTCACCACTATGAAGTGGAAGTGGTTTAAATGGGTATCAGCGTTAAAGTTGACACCAAAAGGATAGCGCCAAAAATCAAGAACGCATCCAAAAAGGGGCTGTTTATTCTCACTCAACAAGTGGTTAAAGACAGTAACCTTTATGTGCCCATGAATACCGGAAACCTTATGCAAAGCAGTTTACGTGCTTCACGTTTCGGTGATGGAAAAGCGGTGTGGGATACGCCGTATGCTCGCAGGCTCTATTACAATCCGCAATTCCATTTTTCGAAAGATGTCAACCCGAGGGCGCAAGGGCTTTGGTTTGAGAAGGCTAAATCGGTCCATAAAAAGCAATGGGCCGAGATAGCCGAAAAGGCGGTGAAAGGTAAGCTATGAGCAATCTAAACGATGAAATCGACTTTTTAGAACGCTTGGTCATTGATGTTCTGGACAAGCAAGGCTATTATGCGACCGTCGTTAGTCCGATGCTCGCAAGCGGAAATAGCATCGCCGTCATGCCCATGCCGGCAAGCGACTACGACTATTATTATGACGGCTCATATCGTCAAAACTATGCTTTTCAGGTCTTGACGAAGCACGAGCAGCAACTCACCGCCTACCATACGCTTTTGGATATAGCCCGACTCTTGAAAGACATCGATGATATTCCGAGTGCCAATGGGTCCTATAAATTCGAGAATGGCATCGAAATTACAACCGACCCGAATATTATTTCGCGAGATGAACAATATTACATTTTCGCCGCGCAATTTAGTGCGGCTTTATTTATTCCAGCAAAGGAGTGATTTAAATGGCTGATGATTTTGTCTTGAACTTTAGAAATCAATACGAAATCGACACAACAGGCGGAAGTGAAACGCCCGAATGGGCACCACTTGCGGCCGGTATTAGCACGGTTGATCCGTCTTTTGACGACGAAACAGACGATACGGTCTATTATGATGGTCAGGGCTTTAGTAGTCAGGACGTCACCGGAATTACGGCATCTCTTCAATTCACTGGTCATCGTAAATATGGCGATCCGGCTCAAGATTATATCGCTGGGTTGGCTTTTGAAGTCGGTGAAATGAGAAAAACAAAGTTTCGCTGGACTCAGCCTGACGGGAAACAAATTACTGGGGATGTGACCATTTCTGGAATAAAAATCACCGGCGGCGATGCCAACGCAAAAAGTGATTTCGAGTTTACGGTGACATTCAACGGGAAACCAGAAATCACATCGGGAACTGGTGCATAATGCATGTTCACACTTACCGATCGGCTAGAAGATGAAATCGAAATCGAGGGGAAAATCTATCCCCTCGATCTTGCTTTTGATACCGTGCTGCGTTTTTTTGATCTGATGGATGATGAATCGTTTTTTGACCACGAAAAGATCAATATCGCTTTCAAAATGTTCGTCGATACGGACGATGAATTCGATTTTGACGTCAAATATCAAGCCGTGAAAACCATTGTTGAAACATTTATCATTCGCGATGAGTCGAATGGTTCTGATGATGGTGGAACAAGCAAGCAACTATATGATTTAAAACAAGATGCGGAGTATATTTATGCGTCTTTCCTTCAGGAGTATGGAATCGACTTGATTGAACAGCAAGGTAAACTCCGTTGGGAGAAGTTTCTTGCGTTGCTTGGTGGTCTGCGGGATAACACAAGATTCAAAGAGATAGTCGGGATTCGTGCAGCCGAATTGCCGCGTGGTAAGGGTATGGAAGAAGAAAGGAAGCGGCTACGTAAATTGAAACAAATTTACGCGCTAAAGAAAGACCAAAAAACAAAAGAAGCTGAATTGGATGCGATGTTCAATATGCTGGCAGGAGGGAAATAAATGGCCATTAAAATCGAGAAAAAACAGACTGAAATACCGATTGAGATCGGTGATTTGAAGTTTGCTTTTGATGTGACCGATGAATCTATACAAAGATTCCGAGAAAATGCAATTAAGATACAGCAAGAACTTGAAGCTATTGACGATGAGGAAGAAGATTTTAACAAGGCAAAGGATATTCTAAGAAAGGGATTTGATGTGATTCTCGGTGATGGGGCATTTGAAAAAGTCTATCAGATGACGCCGAGTATTCCGTATCTGCTAAACTATTTTGTTCAGTTGGTAGACGGATTGACTGAGGAGTTAAACGACATTGGAGCATTCCAAGAGCGCGCAAATAAATATCTACGCAAGAAAAAGTGAGAACCTAAAAAGGTTCTTTTTTTATTGCCTTTGAAAGGCAGGTGAAATGAATGGCTGACGGAAAAGTTGTCATCGATGTAACACTTGACGATGGACGAGTCGTTAAAGGCGTGGCGAACATTGACAGCAAGCTGAGAGGAATCGGCGAAGCTGGAAAAACAGCAGCGCTCGGCTTGAAAAATTTGCTCTCTGCTATCGGAATCACGGCTCTGGTCTCAAAAGGCATCGATATGGTCAAAAGTTCTTTAGATGGTGCCATATCGCGATATGATACGTTGAATAACTTTCCTCGTGTTTTACAGGTGATGGGCTTTGATGCAAAAGATTCAAAAAAGGCCATTGATACGCTTTCGAAGGGTATTCAAGGTTTACCAACTACGCTTGATAGCGTCGCCAAAACAACGCAACGAATCGCGTTGATGACTGGTGATCTAAAAGGCGCAACCAGAACCACTCTCGCATTGAATGACGCTTTTTTAGCATCAGGTGCAAGCGCTTATGATGCCGAGCGTGGACTTGATCAATATGTCCAGATGCTTTCGACAGGCACCGTTGACTTAGAATCGTGGCGGACACTTCAAGAAACCATGCCAATCGCTTTGAACAAAACGGCTGAGGCGTTTGGATATACTGGAAGATCCGCACAGAACGATCTTTATAATGCGCTTAAAAAAGGCAAAATCACATTTGACGAGTTTAATAACAAACTTATTGAACTTGATGGTGGCGTTGGCGGTTTTGCAGAACTGGCGAGAAAAAGCAGCGGCGGTATTGGAACGGCATTCACGAACATGAAAACGGCCGTTGTTCGCGGCGTGACGAACGTCATCGAAAGCATAGACAAAATGCTGACATCAAATGGGCTGCCGAATTTACAAACTATCATTTCTAATGTCGGGAAAAAATTTGAGGAAGTTCTAAACGGGATCGCCAATAACCTGCCGAACATCGTTAATAAAATCAAGGAAGTTTATGAAACTTTGAAACCATGGCTTCCGCTCATTGGTTCGATCGTTGCGGGAATCATCGCGTTTAATGCGACTGTTGGCATTATTAATGCTGTAAAAAATGCATTCAACGCATTAAAAATCAGCATAACTGCGGTGAATTTAGCATTAAGAGCCAATCCGTTTGTCTTTATTTTATCAGCGGCTATTGCGGCGGTTTTACTCATTATCCAATATTGGGATCCGATCAAAAGCTTTTTCGCAGGACTATGGGAAGGAATCAAGAGCGTTGCTATAGCTATTTGGGAACCAATAAAAAGTGCCTGGAACTCAACAGTATCATTTTTTATAAACCTTTGGAATGGCATCGTAGGTTTCTTCAGTAATTTATGGAACGGAATTGTTTCCGTTGCTACAACCATTTGGAATGGCGTCATCGTTGCATGGCAGATGGTCGTTAATACTGTGGTAACTATTTTTACACCAATTATCGCGTTCTTTATCGGCATATGGGATAACATCAAAACGGCGGCGGCTGCATATTGGGAAATCATCAAAAACGTGATTCTCGGGCCGATTCTGCTTCTTATCGATTTAGTGACAGGGAATCTCAATGATTTTAAAAGCCATCTATCTCAAATCTGGAATAACATCAAAGACGCGGCGAATACCATATGGACATCGCTTAAAAACATTGTCATGTCCATTATTGATGCATTTATAAGTGGGGCAAAGACAATATTCAATGCGTTTAAACAATTTATCACTTCGATATGGAATGGCATAAAAACCGTATCATCTACCTTATGGAATGCCATCGTATCGGGAATAACAACGATAATTAATGGTTTTGTAGAAACCGTTAAAACGGTTATAAGCGGCTTCAAATCGTTTTTAGAATCCACATGGAACAGTATAAAAACCACAGCTTCGTCCATTTGGACGGCGATGAAACAAAGTGTATCCAGTATTGTGACGGGCATGCTCAATGCCATCGTAAACGCTTGGAATACCATCAAAGATAAAACAAAAGCAGCTTTTGAAGCGGTCGTCGGGTTTATACAAGACCCACTCGAAGCTATAGATCTTTTCCAAATCGGGGTAGACATCATTCAAGGTCTCATCAATGGTATCGACTCCATGGCTAGCGCGGTTTGGGATAAAGTCAAATCCATAGTAGATGGCGTCAAGAATGCCATCACTGGAGCGCTCGGCATTCATTCGCCATCCCGTTGGATGCGCGACATGGTCGGTAAAAACATGATGCTAGGATGGCAAATAGGCATCGACAAACAAAAGTCATCAACACTTAAAAAAGCCGGGCAGATGGCCGAGTGGATGAAGCCGGATGTAAGCGACTTTGTTGGTGGTTTACGTGGATTTGTACCAATAAGTCATATCGTGCCGACAAACGTTGCTCCCGG